AGAAAAATCCTTTATTGATTATAACCCTGTAGATGAATTTTGTTTCATTTATGATAAAATTATTCCAAGAGCCGACTGTAAATTTATTCAATCCTGTTATCTCGATAATTACGATTTTTTGCCACCGGAACAAATTGAAGAAATAGAGCGGCTACAGGTGGATGATGAGACTTATTGGCAAATCTTCGGACTGGGTAATGTGGCAAAAGCTGTCAATTTAATTTATACAAGGTTTCAATATAACGATTCTTTCCCTTCAGGTGAGACAATATACGGTTTAGACTTTGGATATAACAATCCTACAGCCTTAGTTCAGATAGTTTATAAAGATACAGACCTGTATCTGAAAGGATTGCTATACGAAACAAAACTTACCAATGCTGATTTAATCCAGCAGTTAGAGAAGTTAATAGTAAATAAACACGATTATATCTATTGCGATAGTGCTGAACCCCAGAGAATCGAGGAATTATATCGAGCCGGTTTCAATGTTTTTCCTGCAGATAAGAATGTTAAAGCTGGTATTGACTTTATGAAAAGATTTAATCTTAATATCAATTCATCTGACATTGAATTAGTAAGAGAATTCCGCTCCTACAAATGGAAGCAAGATAAGAACGGAAATGTACTTGATGAACCGGTTAAATTCAATGACCATTATGTAGATGCAGCACGTTACGGAATTTTTACACACGGTCAGCAATACTGGGGGAACAAGACAATGGCATTTGCTAATATTAATTTGGAGAAATTTGAAAGAACAAGTAAATATGAAGATTATTAAAAATGAAAGGAGGTGATTACAATGGCAAAAGCACCATCGCCAGCTCAATTAGCTGCAAGAGCCAAGTTTACCAAAATGGTAAAGGCAGGCAAAGGCAAAGTCGGTAAAGTAGCAAGAGCTACAGGTAAAATGACAAAACAGAAAGCCGCCGGCCTGTAATAATAATGCGATACCTGCTATAAGTGGTATGGCTGATTGGAGAGACATCAATATTTTATAATTTAACGGAGAAAATTATGTTCCCTTTTAAAAAGAAAAATAAGCAAATTGACATCTGGAATATGGCATTCCCTGATACAAAAAAAGATAAGGCTTCTCTGGGTGATGAATTGTCTTCCGGGCTACAATATGATATATTTCGCGGCTTGTCATCGATTATGCCTAATCCAGACCCGGTACTTAAAAAATTAGGATGGAATAAGGATATTGAAGCATATAAAGAGATACTTGCTGACCCGCAATTATACGGTGCTATTGAAAATAACCGTAAGCCGGGTGTCAGTTCTCAACAGATATATATCAAAAATCCGAATGGTGACCAGGCTGAAATTGATTTTCTACAAAAATGGTTTGAGAAATTACAAAACTCCGGTGAATATCAAACCAAAGTTAATCAATCATTAGACACACCTCAGTTTGGTAGAATGGTATTTGGTACGGTATGGCAAATAGTTGATAATAAATTTCTGCCTGTAAGAATCGAAGCAATGCCTCATGAACTTTGCAAGTTCGATTATGACGGCAACCTTATGATTTCAGATGATGGGGTAACATTCAATAAGCCGATTAATCCTGCAAAGTATCTTTTACTCCGACATAAAAACTCTTTGGCAAATCCTTATGGTGAACCAATTCTGTCGAGATGTTATTGGAATGTACGTTTCAAAAAAGACGGTTTTAAACTATGGGCTGAATATGCTGATAGATTTGGAATGCCTACAATTCACGGCTCTTATAATACTGCGGCAATTGAGAAAGCCTTTAACCTTCCTGCTGAGGCAGCGGCTACCCAATTGTTTGAAAAATTACAGAATATGGCTCGCGGCGGTGTAATTGTTACACCTGATGGCACTACAATTACTATGGTTCCGGGTGGCAATGTCAGCAGTTCAGATATATTTGAACGGTTAGTAAGAATATGTGATGAACAAAATACCAAACTTCAATTAGGACACTCAGGAGCTACGGAGAGTACAACAGGTGCTTTATTAACAGCGGAGAATACTGCTTTAAGGGTTCGACAGGAAATAACTGATTCAGATAAGCAGTACCCAACCAATCTATTCAATCAAATCATCAGTTGGATTCATTACTTTAACTTCACGGGACCTGAAATACCAAGATTTGATTTATATGCCAGCAGTGCTGTTGACCAGGAAACAGCAGACAGAGACGCAAAACTTGTACCGGTATTTACATTATCAGGTATCAGATGGACTGAAGATTACTTTAAGAATACTTATGGTTTCGAAGATGGTGATATTGAACCACTACCGGCGGGAACTTTGCCCGTTATCCCTTCAGGTAATCCAAAAGCACCGGCTCTACCTGCACCAAAACCAAGTAATCCAGCTTTACCTGCTCCGGCTACCCCCGCCTTGCCTGCTAAGACCGGGAATGAGGCTCTGATTGAGTTTTTAATGATGTCGAAAGCACAGTCAAAGGAATATCCTGACCAGCTTGCTATTGATGAATTTGCTGATTATGTTTTTAACAGACCGGAAGAAAATAATAAGATGATGAATAAGTTGCTCAAACCTATTATTGAGTTTGTTAATTCAGGTAAATCTTTGGAGCAGATGTTGGCTGATTATCATAAATTATTACCCAAAATGAAATCGAATGATGTTTATAATTTGGTTCTCAAACTTAAAAACGTTGCTGATATTCATGGCTATAATTCTGCACATAATGAAGAGGAATCATAATGGCTGAAATTACTTCTTTAATGCTCAAGACAGCATTCAATAAAACTCCGGAGGAGGCTCTGCAATACTTTAAAGATAAGGGTATTGCCGTATCTGACAACTTTAAAGAAACCATCAAAGTGATAGAAGATGATTGCTTCACTATCTCCAAAGTTGCGGATATGGATATCCTGGTTGATTTTAAGGATTTAATCGAGCAGGCAATTAAAGATGGTATGACGGTTAATGATTTCAAAAAGCAAATCAAAGAGAAACTTGCTGAGAAAGGTTGGACCGGAAGAAATATCTCAACTGTTCCCGGGCAGGAAACTATTGACAATCCATGGCGGTTAAATTTAATCTACCGTCAAAACTTGCAAGATGCTTATATGATGGGGAGATTACAAAGGCAGGATGAAGTTGCTGATGTATTTCCTTATGCTGAGTTAATTGCAGTTATTGACGCGGTTACAACTCCTATTTGCAGGGGGTTGAACGGAATAATTATGTTATTATCCGAATTGAAATCATCAGGGAGATACCCGCCTTTGCATTTTGACTGCAGAACCAGGGCAAGAACAATTACCGAAGATAAGGCAAAGTCAAAAGGAATATCAAAGACGGAAGAATATCAACATGTACATCCTGCTGAAGGTTTCGACAATCTACCCGGACAGTTCAAGCCTAATCTGAAAAACTATCCTAAAGAATTAGTTGAAGAATATAATAAGATTGTAGGTGGTGACTAATGGCTGATACAGGTTCAATACAAGTTATCAATCTTACGGAAATTCAGAATGCATTAATCTCAATGTTCCAAGGGAAAGACTATTCAAAGTTATATAAGATTATCGGTAATTTAATGCAGGATGCTGTCGAAGAAAACTTTGCAACACAGGGTGAGTATTTTGGCGGTACGGAATGGGCTCCTTTAAAACCTGCAACTATCAGGGCAAGAGAAAGAAAAGGATATTGGCCCGGGAAAATATTACAAGTTACCGGTGGACTCGCTGCGAGTTTCTCTTATACAGTAACCGATGAGGGTTTGGATACAGGATTTGGAAAAGAATATGCACCTTATTTACATTTTGGTACCTCACGCATGGTAGGACGACCGATATTACCAGATATAATACCGGAAAAAACTTTACAGGAAATCTCCGAGCAGGTGATTAAATTCTTTATTAATTCGCTACCGAAGAGTTAATATATCCAGGGGCCTGAAGTAAAAAGAAAATATGTCCGGTCATTGTAACTTCTTTTCGTATATGTATAAACACCAACTGAACCTTTTATCCATCCTTTGGGATAAGAACTTTTTAAATATTCTTCACCGGAAGCATCAGGATACGTCCAGTAAATTGTTAAGACTATTCGGACACTATCATATCCGGGTCTTAATATAGTAGTTTGACCTGTGAAAGAATTAAAACTATACCATTCACCCCGAAATTTAAAGTTCAAAAAATTACAAAATGTGTTACCAATAGTATCACCATAGGTTATTGTGGTCGTAAAGAGAGTATCGGTATTATAAGGAAAATATACATGAGTTAAGGTATCATCTATACAAGAAATCCACCATTGCGTTGATATTGACCATGTACCGGCTATATGACCTCTGATATACGGATTCACCGCAGGGTCAGTTGGATTCGCAGGATTGGTACAGGCTGCTAAGATGAATAACAAGATGATAAATAGGTTTTTCATTAATCCCCTTTAATTATTTTTAGCAATTATTTCGTTAATTATTTTATTGATTTCTTCAAATTGTTTCCCTACCCGTTTTATAGATTTTGCAGTATCGTAGAACATATTTTTGAGCAGAATGGCACTGAATAAGAAATTGCACCATCCATTATCATCTACAAAATTATTCTTTTTAACGTAAATTTTTTTACCACAAATTAAACAAAGAAAAAATTTCTTATTTTCTCCGTCATATAATATATCCATTTCACTTTTACATTTTGGACAGTTCATAGTTTTTATTCAAATTTAATAATTTATCCGGTTTCTTCCAAGAAGCCTGTTTTAATCAAATCAAAATGCCCTGAGATAATAAAATATCCGTTTGCTTATTTGCAATATCAACATATTCCTGTTTGCCGTCAATACCAATAAATTTTCTATTTAATTGCAAGGCACGGATTAAAGTAGTTCCTGTTCCACAGAATGGGTCAAGAATAACTCCACCTTCAGGACATCCGGCTACTATCGGTTTACTAATCAAATCATCATTGTAAGTTGCATAATGCTTTTTGATATTACTAGGCTTTGTAACAATATCCCAAAAGTCCGATATGTCCCCTGGGTTCTTACCGTTTGGATTATCATAAGTATTGGGTTGTGATGCTTTGCCGATTGAATGTAATTTAGGATTAGTATGTTTTCTGCCAGTTACTGTTTGATTATTATTAAAAATATCATTAACAACGACCCCCGATAAATCCTTTTTCTTAAAACCGTCTCCATTATTCCGATGGTTTCTTGCTCTTGGTGAACCAAACGTCTCACACGATTCTTTTGGAATTTTTGTGAAGTGTTGAGGCTTTTCCCTTTTCTCATTTGGATATGCTGTTCCCGGGGTGAACGAACCGTCGAAATCATATTTATATCTTTCAATAGATGCTGCCTTATATTTTTCCCTCACACCATCCAAATCAAAATAATATTTCCGTTGTTTAACAAAGAAGAAAAAGAACTCATGTTTTTTGGTGAACCTATCCCGTGTACTCTCGGGCATACCGTTACGTTTTGCCCAGATAATATCATTCCTTAGAATTAAATTAAGTTCATCAATACAACGAATTGCAAATCGGTGAGGAATGAGCATTAAGCATTTATGTATCATTTCAATTTGTGTAAATTGTTGATTATTGGTATTCTTTTTTCCAAATTTACCATCTCGCATTGCACCTGAGACCGTACCATAACTATCCCCTAGGTTAATCCAAATAGTTCCCTCCGGCTTTAAAACCCTTTTTACTTCAATCATAAATTCAATTAACCTATTAAGGTATTCCTGGTATGTTTTTTCTATTCCCCATTGACCATCGAAACCGTAATCTCTTAGTTGGTAATAGGGTGGTGAGGTAATAACGCTATCAATAGAATTATCATCTATCTCTTTCATCACCTCAAGGCAGTCGCCACAATATATTTGGTTAATATTCAACATATCAATTTAGTTTGTCAATTCCTTTGTATAAATAAATAAATGCCTTGGTGCCGGGGCTTAATACACCCTTATCCGGAGTGATTAAATTTTGTTTTTCATAACCCTTTTGCTCACCCGGAAAGATAACAATTCCTCCGGATTTAAATTCACTACCGTAGTCTTGCAATTGCCTCATTCGCTGTCTGACATATTCCTCATATTTTTCCTGTCTCATAATAGCCATAGCATACATGGCTCCTTGCACTCCTGCAACAATCAACCCCTCTGAACAATTAAGATGGGGGGCTAATTCTTTTGCTTGTTTTAATATTTTTTCCCTGTTCTCCCTGCAATAAGTTTCACATGAAACTCTAATCGCTTCCTTATCTTCTTCAGACATCATATCTCCCTCAGATAGTCAGTAATGGTTCTTTCGGCAAGCCCGGTCTCACATGCAAGTTTCTTGTTGGTTATTTCCGGATCTTCTTTTCTCCTACTCTTCAGCATCTCCATGATGATATCTTTATTACTTTCGATTTGATAAAATTTAAAGGTTAAGCCGCCTAATTCATCAATCAGATAGCGATGAATTGCAACTTGTTTATCGTTATCGCAATAAGGCTCTTCCTGTATAGCCTTTTCCATTCGTTCTAAAACTTCTAATAAAAGAATATTCTCGTCCGGGATATTCTTTCGCTTAATGAATTTCAGTAGCCTTTTGTTGTGAATTGCCATAAATCCCCCCTAATCAGTTAATTACGAATTAATAATTTAAAATTACGATTTTATTTATATGGTTATTTTTAGACATTTTTTTATATTCCTACAATTTTTTTCACTTCGTCTAATGACCTGACTACATACGCTTTGCCTCCTGCTTTATGAATTAGGTCAATATTATACTTCTGCAATTCAGTCACCTTTCCGGATTCAGTCTTTACTTCAAAGCCGTAAAATTGT